GTGCAGAAAAAAGCAATACTGCGGCAGAAGAGCCGTTTTGCGTATGAATTACCGTCAGAGAAAATATAATGAGGGGCAATCTGCTAGAAATGATATTTACGGATTTCTTGTCAAGTATTTTGAGAAACACGGATATATGCCTTCTTACGAAGAAATCATGGATGGAACAGACCTTACAAAGTGTACCGTCCAGAGACATATGCGGCAATTGGAGATGGATTCTCTGATTGCCACAGAACATCCGGGAATATCAAGAGCATACCGTTTGACGGAATACAGATGTGAAAGGAAAAAGCATGGGAAGCAAATTAAAGATGAAAGCGCCAAAGAAAAATAGGGTGTTGGAATGCGATAATCAAATGTCACAGGCATTCGCCAGAGCCATGCAAAATTCACGTAAAGAGTTGGAAATCATGCAAGATCAAGCCTATAACGATGGATTCAATACTGGTGATGACTGGGCAAATACGATCAATTCCGTAACTATGATGTTGGCATTAAGAAAATTGCATGGATTTTCAACCAAAAGGCTTTTAGACGTAATCAATTGTGCAAATGAGTTTGTGGGACAAGCGAACCGTGGAGAAAGAAGTTTTATGAGCATGGTTGAAGAGTTGGAATCTGAAACAGATGTACGGATTCCAGATTTGAATAAAGAATTGGTCAGAAGATTTGGAGTGTAAATATTATGGATTTAGAACAAAAAGCAATTGAAAGAATCCGGCTTGCGTCTGATCTCTCGTTGAAACATTATGGAAAGCCACTTGTATGCACATATTCTGGTGGAAAAGATTCTGACGTGATGCTAGAACTCTTTCGCAGGAGCGGCATACCATTTGAAGTACACAATAGTCACACCACGGCAGATGCACCGCAAACTGTACGGCACATACGAAAGGTATTTAAAAGTCTGGAAGAAAAAGGGATTAAATGTGAAATAGAAATGCCGAAATATAAAGGCGAACATATCACGATGTGGAAATTAATTCCATTAAAACTGACGCCGCCAACAAGACAAGCTCGCTACTGCTGTCAAGTCCTTAAAGAAGCGTGGTGCACAAATAGATATATTGCTACTGGTGTGAGATGGGATGAAAGCAGGCAGAGAAAAGAAAGAGAAGAATTTGAAAAAATTGGTGGATCAAAGGAAACTAGAGAAAAATTCACATCAATTATGCTAATGAATGACAATGCCGCCAATCGCAGAATGATTGAACTTTGCATGCAGAAAAACGAAATGATTGTCAATCCAATCATTGACTGGGAAGAATCAGATATATGGGATTTTATTAATTCAGAGCATATAGAAACCTGTGATTTGTACAAATGTGGATATAATCGGGTTGGTTGTATCGGTTGTCCGCTTGCGTCAAAGAAACGGAGGGAAAAAGAAATGTATGATTTTCCAAAGTACAAGCAAGCCTATATACGTGCTTTTGACAGAATGATTGAGGAACGCAAGCGGCGCGGAAAAGATGCGAAGTGGAGTTGTGGCGAAGAAGTTTATCTATGGTGGATGCAAGACAATAATATAGTTGGTCAGATGGAATTATCTGATTTTATTGAGTATTAAAATCATGTACCAACCGCACAATAGCGTGTCAGTTGCTTACATGGGGAAAGTGAGGATGGAAATGGGAAAATTAAATCCGATAAGTAAAGATGATTTAAAAGTCGGAGACGTGGTTGGAATTGCAAGAGAAGTGTGGAGTGGATTTGGATCAGGGTTTAGACACGTCATGGTGTATCCTACGAAGATCATTCGTATAACTCCTAAACGAACTAAAATTGAAACCGACAAGTTTGGGGAGCACGATAAAAATGAAGTGTTTTATAAATATGATTCCGATGCCATAAAAGAAAGTGAAATGGCAAAGAAATTTAAGGAAATCAAAGAAGGCGTATATGCTATTGAAGATTTTAAGTCGAAACGTGGGCTGAGAACAATCAAAGATGAAGATTTAGATACACTGTCAGAGCATATTAATGCAGTTGCAGAAATTTTGAGAAGATATGGAAAGTGAGGACGCAATGACAGAGCAGGAAAAGAAGGAACTTCTGGACGAGCTGGAAAAACGTATTGACGAAAAATACAAAGGTTGCCTTACCAGAGAAGATGTTGCAACCACATTAAAAGTGCCGAGAGAAAAGTGGTTTAGAGATAAGAATGGGAACAGAAGAAGTTCTCTGATGATGGATGCTTTTGATTCATCTATTATCTCGTGGCAAGTCTGGGAAACAATCAGAAAGTTGACTTGCGTTATATGTGGTAAGCAATATGTCAGACAGCTTGCGAATGTAGAAAATGCAGATGAAATCGCAGAGAAACTTTGCCAGTTTGTTTATGACTTGAAGATGGATTTTAAGAAACAGGAGGACACAAAATGTTAATCAGAAGTCAGGATAAAACAATAATAGTAAATATTGATAATGCTTTCAGTATTGCAATTCGAGACATTAATGGAGCGGCATCAATATATGTCGGAAGTCAAGGCGGTTGTTGCATTATCGCTGAATATTCCACCAAAGCAAAAGCCATGAAAGTACTGGACATGATTCAGGAAGCCTATGGAGATTCGGAATACACAAAATATGTAATTCCAGAAGTATGTAGGATATTAAGTATGCAGCCAAAAACGGAAGAAAGCAAAGCACATGCAGGAGAACTTGGAGAAATGCTCAAAAAAGGAATGACGTTCCAGATGCCAGAAGATGGGAGTGTGGAAGTATGAGTGATGTAATGGAACTTGTACAGAATGAAGATGGCATATTTAGTGCATACGATGATACCTATGATGTTGTAATACATTGTGAGACAGAAGAGGAACAGAAGAAAGTTATTGAGCGTTTAAAAGCTACAAACTGGATTCCAATAGAGGAGAAATTGCCAGATCCGGACAAGCACATCCTGGTATCATTTGAAAACTTTCCTATTCCGATGATTGGAATATATACAGTCGATGATGATGACGGCGGTACATTTAGGATTGGTGACGAAGACGAGAGTTTTGTTGAACATGATTTGTATGTCAATGCCTGGATGCCGCTTCCGAAACCGTATAAGGAAGATTAAGGAATTTGTAATAAATGGAAGGAGATGGAGTTGATTGAAATATCCAGAAGAAATGTATATTGATAGTCAGATATTCGCAGGGGATATGGATGGTTCGGAATCAAATCTGACAGAAAAAATCGTAAAAATAAGGGTTTCTCATTTATGCTGCGTGTGTGAAAAACAGATACCTAAAGGCGAAAGAATGTTAAAACAAAAAGCAATAGTAGAAGGACAAGGTTGGTGCAGCTGCTATATTTGTCTACCATGTGTTGAAAATTGGTTAGAAGAATCGGGACAAGTGGAGGAACACGGATGAGCAAAGACATTTCAACCATGTTTACAAAAGAAGAAAATAAAAAGAATGGAAGAACTGAGTACGGACAGGCTACCAGAGAGAAAGATACTATCATCAGTCCGGCGCAGTATGGAGCGTTTTTGCAGAAAAGAGGTAAGAAAAGATGATTGGTTTAATAGGAAAGAGCGTGTTTGTGAGAACGCAGGAAGAATACGAGAGTCTTTTAAAAATGGCGAAATTACAAAGATTTACATGGTCTAATAGTCGTAACTTAAATCTTATTAATATTCCGATTCCCAACGTGTTGAATTTTTATAATGATAAAACAATTACTTATAAAAGCAATACAAAACTATGGGAAGCATCAGATGTAATGGAAGATGAAAAGAAACTTAGAGAAGCAATAGCTCATGTCAAGTATTTTGCGAATAACAAAGACAGAATGTCATTAACAGATAAAATTATTGAATCAATGTTATTACTTGCAGACACTGTAGAAAGTCAGATGGAAGAGGTGAAGTAGATGATTAAGAAAATATTATATACATGTCAAATCTGTAATACTAACTATGCGGATAAAGAAAAGGCTATTGCATGCGAGAAAAGCCATAAGTCATTGGAAGGAGCAGCATTTGTTGGTGAATATAAGCCAAATGGAATGGTTGGTGATGGACATCCGATAAAGATAAGGGTAAAGTTCAAAGGTTCTGATAAGTGGGTTGTATATAAGAGGTGAAGTAGATGGAGAGATTAACAGATTATTCAGACGATGAATGCACATATATCATTGGCGTTGGGAATAAAACTTGCGAAGAATTTTGTAAAAACGCAGTAGATGGATGCAAGAATTGCTATATCCAACAAGTGTTTAAAAAACTTGCTGACTATGAAGACTTGGAAGACCAGGGCTTGCTTGTGAGATTACCGTGTAAGGTTGGAACAGAAGTTTTTTGCTATTTTCCAGGAGACAGTCATTGTACAAAATGTCAAATTAAAAAAATAGAAATCCGTCCAACTATATTTGGAAAAATATGTTACTTTGCAGAGCCAGTTGCACAAAGGGGATGTTGCTTCAGATATTTTGACACTGAATTTGGCAAAGTAATATTCCTCACCCGTGAAGAAGCTGAGAAGAAGTTGGAGGATATTCAAAATGACAAGACCTGAGATTACAGCAAAACTATCAGCAATGATCGAAAAAAAAATCAATCCTCACAATGATCCACGTATTTATTGGGCTAAGGAAGTGACATTCGATTATTCGACAGATCATGCGGTAAGGGTGGATTATATGCGGTTCGTGCCGGTGAATAATAGCGTGTCCGGGATAGAAAAAGGTGACTGCTATTGTTATGAGGTTAAATCATCAGCTGAAGATTTTCGCTCTGGTCATGGGCTGAATTTTGTTGGCGATTATAACTATCTAGTTATGCCGGCAGATGTATGCGCTGCGGTATCCCTTGAAATTCCACATTATGTAGGAATATATGTACCAGAAGCAAATGATCTTACATGCATCAAAAAAGCAAAGCGAAGAAATCGGACAAGGCCTGTATCTGAAATACTCTTGATGATGTTCCGGTCTGCGAATAGGGATTATAGAAAAGCAGTAAAACAGTTGGAGGAGATGAAGAATGGCTGAATATGTTAAAAAGTCAGATATAATAAAAATCATGGAAAATAATTCTTACATGATAGAAGTATTTGGAGTTAAAAAGAAAATGATTGACGGATTTGCAATGTGTTGTGATTTCGTAGATTTGGAAACTGTTGAGATTGATGAAGATGAGATGGAGGAATAAGAATGGACGCTAAAGAAGCAAAAGACATCTTATCAGATATGAGAGACCAGTATTTATGTTTCTTGGGAAATTCAGAAATCAAAGATGAATGGCAGAAGAACTATCTCAAAGAAGCATGGGCGTGTGATTCTGGAGCAAAGGCTCTTGCCGGATTAATCACAGGGATAAAGATTAATAAAGGTGTTATCGCAGAAAGTATTTTGCATTACGGCAAAAATAATCAAAGTACAGTCTGTATGGAAGAATGCGCCGAACTCATCCAGTCAATTAGCAAGGCAAAACGCGGAAAAATCGACCGTGATAACCTAACAGAAGAAATTGCAGATGTGCTTATCTGTATCGAAATGTTAAAGCAAATGTACATGATTTCCGATGAGAAAATTAATAAGTGGATTGAGAAGAAACAAGCGAGAGAAGCAGAAAGGATGGAAAAGAATGAATAAATGTTGCGCTAGTCAAGATGGAATATGTCGAAATGCCATTCTTTTTGGAACAAGATGCGATGGTTACAAAGAAAGATGCAGATTAAGACCAACTTATAACACTATCGAACAAACAGTGAAGAATTACCAGAACAATTTAAGAAAAATATTTGGAGCGGAGGATTAATCATGAATAAGAAAGAAATCGCAGAGATTAAGAAGCAGTTTACACCGGCCAATTGTGCAATCACACGCATTTGTGGTTGTTATGTAGACGCAGAAAAGAACAAGAAAACCAAAATTAAAGAAGCTTTCCTTTCCATTCCAGAGGAAGAAATGTTTAAGTATTTTGACATTTTCAAGAAAACCATGTCTGGCAGACTTGGAAAGAACCTTATGAACTTTGATTTTCCATTAGCACAGGAAAAAGAGGGTGGAACACAGGAATTTCTTATGCGGATCAGAGCAAGTAAACTTAAAGATGATGAGCTTTTGGACGAGTTCTACGACAAAGTGATTGAAAATTACGATTATAACGAAAATTACTACATAGTTCTCATTCATTCAGTATATGACATTCCCGGAAAAGCTTCTGATGGAACCGAAATGCACGATGCATCAGAAGAAATTTATGAACACATTCTGTGCAGCATTTGCCCAGTGAATCTTTCAAAGGCTGGGCTTAGCTATGATGTAGCTGAAAATAACATCAAAGATCGTATTCGTGATTGGGTAGTCTCAAGACCAGAAACAGGATTCTTATTCCCTGTATTCAATGACAGAAGCACTGATATTCATGGAACTTTGTATTTCAACAAAAACATAAAGAATATTCATCCAGACTTCATCGAAAACGTTCTTGGCACACCAATTCCACGTATACCCGGTAATGAGAACAATGTCTTTTCAGATTTTATCATGGACAATTTCGAAGGAAATACAACATTCAATTTCACGGAAAGTCTGGTTGAATCATTACAGGAAGTAAGAGAACAGAAGAAAGACAGCCCGGAGATGATAACTGTATCATGTGATGAAATGGAACAGATTTTTGGATATTGCGGAGTTCCAGACGAGAAGTTATCGGATTTCAAGGAAAACTGGGAAATGTATTTCAGCAATGAGCCTGTTGCTCTTGAAAACATCCACAATTCAAAAACTGCAAAAATTGTAACACAAGATGCAACGATCTGTATCCCGCCGGATAAAATTGCCCTGATTGAATTGAAAGAAATAAACGGCGTTCCATCTCTTGTGATTCCGGTAAATGGAGAGCTGAAAATTAATGGAATTGAAATTGAGTTAAAATAAACACTTTTGAGAAATCCAGGAACCGGAGAAAGGAATTTTAAAATTGGCAAGCGATGTAAAATGGATAAAAATATGTTCAGACATTTTTGATGATGAAAAAATAATGCTAATTGAAAATTTGCCAAGTGCGGACAGCATTATCGTAATCTGGTTTAAATTGTTGTGCTTAGCCGGAAAAAATAACAACAGCGGTGTTTTTATCCTAAACGATAAGATTGCATATACTGATGAAATGTTAGCGACAGTATTCAGGAGAGATATTAACACAGTTCGATTAGCGTTAAAAACATTTGAGAACTACGGAATGATTGAAATTGTTTCCGGTGTTTACACAATTCCGAACTGGGGAAAATATCAAAATCTCGATAAAATTGAGCAAAAAAGCCAATATATGCGAAATTATATGCAAGAATATCGAAAAAAGCAGAAAGACAAAATAGAGTGTAAAACTAACAGTAAACTTTACGGTAAAGCTAACAGTAAAACTAACGTTAGTTCGGCAGAAGTATATAATAAAGAACTAGATAAAAAAGAATTAGATAATAAAGAAAAAGAAATAGAAGAAGAGAATGATTTAATAGTATCTAAAGATACTATTCGTCAGACTGACGTCCAACGAATCATTAATGAATGGAATACTCTGGAAGAATTTGGCATTACTCCTGTAAAAAGAATGACACCAAAACGAGAACAGGCAGTGAAAGCTAGAATCCGTCAGAACCATATGGACGATATCTTAGAAGCCATTGAAAATATTCGCCATAGCAGCTTCTTACAAGGCCAGAACAAAGAAGGCTGGATGATAACTTTCGATTGGTTCTTAAAGCCTGGAAATTTTGCAAAAGTATTTGAAGGGCAATACGCAGACAAGTCTACGAATAGACCGTGCAGCTATATGGAGAAAATTCAAAACAGAGTAAGCGAGGTGGATAATTGGGTATGACAAGGGAAGAATGGGCGGTACTGGTAAAGGCAATGAAAGCTGTGTACACTTCTCCATCATTTCTTCCAGATCAGAATGCTTTTGATACATGGTACGGACTTTTGAAAGACCTAGATTACAAGCTTTTAAGTTTTGGGTTGAAGAAATATATGCAAATTGAATGGAAAGAACCTACAATAGCTGCATTACGACAATGTGCGAAGAGCCTTTTGTCGCAAAAAGAAGAGCTGAATGAAACGGAAGCATGGGAAAAGGTATGCAAAGCTATTCAGAATTCTACATATAATGCAGAAACAGAGTTTGATAAGCTTCCAAAAATCATTCAAAAAGCAGTATCAAGCCCGGCACAACTTAGAGAATGGGCGGTATCTGAAAATGTGGATGGCACATGGTGGAGTGTAGTTCAGTCAAATTTTCAAAGGACGTACCGGGCAGAAGTGCAAAGAGAACAAGAACGAAGAAAACTAAGTCCAGACCTTTTAAAAATTATAGATAATGCCAGATTGGGAGGTGCGGAAAATTGCCAGATAGAAAACCATGGAGAGAATTAAAAAGCACTGAAATTATAGGCTTAAAGCGGAGACAATGCTCAAAATGCGACTATTACAGCAAGAGCGAAAATGCATGGAGCACAAATGCAACCTGTGATTATATCTTGATCGAAGAACATAGCAGAGGATGTGATCCGAGGGATTGTGTTAAAAATGGTATCTTCAAGAAGAAAGCGAGAGGAAAGTCAAGAGTAAAGCGAGTGATTCTATGAGGAAGATAAGCGAAATGTATAAGCGATCTGGCGGTACAGCTTATCAGCATACCTGTTCGGAATGCAGATTCTTCCGTGGTGGTAAGCATCCGCAGTGCTTGCAATATGAGCTGGAAATTGATTGGAACCCAGATTATATAGCCTGTAAATTTTACAACCTGGAAGAATCTCAGATTGATGGACAAGTAAATATCTTTGATTTGTTGTGAAACGTGATAATTGTTTTAAATAAAATGGCTAAAATTAATTTTTATGATATTCGTGAATATTGTTATGGTTAAAACAAAATAAGCGCTTAAAATCAAAAAAACAGGCTATCAATAGAAAGGAGGAACAGGAACCGCCGGCCGGCAAAAGGAATTCCCGGTTCCTCCTAAATTTTATGGATGAAATATTGAAATATGCTATTGAGAATGGTATTATAAATCCTGCACATGTACTTGAAGAAATACAAATGAAGAAAAATGAAGAAATATTAAAAAAATATAAAATATGGCAGGGAAAAAACAATAATTGGTATACTTATATTTATACAGAAAAAAATTCTAGAAAGCTAGTGAAAAGAAGTAGCCGAAAGGGAATTGAAGATTATATTATTGCTTTCGAGAAAGAAAAAACAGAAAAACCTAAAACATTTATGGATGTTTACGAGCATTGGATAGAAATTCAAAAAGAATTTGTGACGGATAACACTTTGTATAAGTATTCTACAGATAGAACACGTTATTTTGAAAAAAAAGAATTTACGGAAAAAGAAATTGAGAAAATGACAGAAGAAGACATAAAGGTATTCATTGTCAGAACTGTAAAAGATCAAAAACTTTGCAAAAAAGCGTGTAAAACTTTGTTTGGATATATCAAAAACACAATAGATAGTGCAAGGTCACAACATTTATTGAATTATGATCCTATGGAATTTCTTTCACCTAAAATATTTTATAAATACTGCACGGAGATAGAAAAGCCTTCAAGTCATAATACAATATCAGACCATGAACTTAAACTAATTATTAATCGCTGCAAAAAGGATTTTGATGAACAGCCAGAATACATTCCCTCATACGCAGTATATTTTGCAAGTCTCACAGGGATGAGAGTTGGAGAAATTTCGGCTTTAAAATGGGAAGATATAAATGAAAATTATATATCTATTAATAAATCAGAAAAATACAATAGAAATACAAAAGAATACTATATAGGAAAAACAAAAAATCAAATGAACAGATGGTTTCCTATGACTGGCGAAATTCGAAAACTTTTAATGAAATTAAAATCAGCAGAAATCAGCAATGGGTATATTAGTGAATGGTTGTTTTCAAACGAAAATGGAAGGGTTCATGCTCCTGTAATATCGTCATGCTTAAAAAACAAATGCAGGCAGGAAGGAATAGAAGAAAGAGGAATTCATGCATTTAGAAGAACAATAAATTCTAAACTAAGATGCAATGGAGTATCTGCCACTGTTGCTGCATCGCTGCTCGGGCATACCGAAGAAGTTAATGAAAAATATTATACATTTGATGTTAGCTCTTTGGAAGAAAAAAATAAAATTGTGTCAAAAGTGCAAAGGATTGGATGAATAAGAACATAGGTTCTGATTACCTTTTTGGTTACCTTTGATTACCTCAAGTCTGGAAAGCCTTTAAAATAAAGGGTTTACGGATTAAAACGCGAGCCGTGAGGTCGCAGGTTCAAATCCTGTTGCCCCGATTAATACAGTAAAATCAAGGGTTTGCGGACTTGGTATGAACGAGTGTTCTGATTACCTTTGATTACCTTTTACAAAAAGTACATATGAAAGGGAAAAGTACATGTGCAAAATAATAAAATCGCAGAGATGCGATTATTTTTTTTGCCTTTTTTCGGAAATTGTGTTATGTTCAAGGAAATGGAGGGCGAAATATGCAGATACACACAGCCTATGATGTAATGAAGGAGTTTCTAATAACTGATGCAGACCTTGAAGGCAATTACGGAATTCCGAAAATTCCAAAGACTTTTATCCATCCAGGGAAAGATACTGTAGACTTTGCGGAGAGCTTTAGCCGGAAGATTAAGAACCACCGGGAACTGGATGTAAATTTCTATGTGGACGATGTACAGTTTCAAAGATTATGGAATCAGCCGGACAAGTATATGGGGCATTTAAAATGTTTTCATGCAGTCATTATGCCGGATTTTAGCATATCAGTTGGCAAGAATGGAATGCCGCTGGTAATGTGCCTGTGGAATAAATACCGCAATCATGCGTTGGCACATTATATGATCTTGAATGATATTCCAGTAATTCCAAACGTAAGCATATTACCAGAATACTGTTGGGACTGGTGCTTTGATGGACTGCCAGAAGGAAGTACAGTTGCCTGTTGCACTAACGGAAGAGTAAAGAGTAGGGCAGCACGGTTGGAATTTTGCGTTGGTTTCAAGGAAATGGAACGCAGATTGAAGCCACTGCGAGTTATCATTGTCGGCAGAATCCCGGAAGAGCTGGAAACAGACACAGAAATTATAAACTTTGAAACCAGGAATCAGAAGATTAACAAGGAGGGCGTGAATGGGAACAACGACTGATAATTACCAGAGGAAGAAGAAACTTTCAAAGTCCCAAATGAAGAGGACGGAACGTTTAGAGAAATCATCACACAGAAGATACGGAACACGGAAGAAAGAAGAGTTAAATAAATTGTGAATTTTGAATCATTCAGAACTTTACGCTATAGAAATATTTGTGCAAAATTAAAATTTAAGTGGTAACTAGAAAATGTGAGAATTTTTCTGGTTGCCACTTTTTTTCTGGATTTCCTTGATTTTTGGCTGCCAAAATGATGTTGGAATTTGGATATCATTTACAAGTTAGTTGCAACTATTGAAGTTTTGAACAGCTGCGGTTATTTATTACCACAAATCAACCAGGGACAGCTCCTGGAGCCGATACCACGCCGAACCGATGAAGCCGGGAAACTGCCAGGAACGATTGAACACCAACGAAGCCAAACGCCAGCCGTAGCCCTGGCAGATCAGAACCAACAGCCCACAGATAATAGATCATAACAGCAAATGGAATATAATGCAGTAATAAAAATACAATAATATTCTTGCAAAATAAGCCTTAAATGGCTTGTAACGTATTTAGCCTATACTTTATTGACTACGATTATAAAACGCCTTAAAAAGACAAATACGGCGTTATACAAGCATATCAAAATATAGTTGTATAGTCCTAATTGTTATATAGCCCGGACAGCTGCGACAGATCACCGGGAAGCCCGGACAAACTACGCACATAATCGGACATAATACGCCCATCAACAAGCTACAAAAGTATAGCTGCACATAGCTATACAAGGTTATTATACACCTATAGCCGCAGACAGTCAATAAACCATGTGGCGCACTAAAAAGCGATTTAAAGGCTCTTAAACGGCTTATAATGCAAACGTGGCATAAATAACCATTAACAGCATAAAAAACGATTTACGGATAAAATAGCGCGTTAATTGATTGACTTATTATATTAACTTTGCAAGGTGTATCTGGCAGAATGCCAAAAAACCGCTTGCACGCCGTGAACGTGCCGCCGGACTGGAAACCGGGAAGCGGTGAAAAAATCATTCGTTTATAACAATGTTGAAATCATCATCAATATAACCAATAAATTTTATATTATCCTGGTTATATTCGTTTTTATATGTTTTATATATGCGTACATGCTTAAAATTTCCATCATACCAAACATCTAAGCCCATAGCATGTATTTTTTCATTTACTTCAAGTTGCTTTCTTACATTTTCCTTAAAAGTTGAATTTTTCATGCTTTTATCTTTCTTCCCTTCACCCTGGGAGCCAGGATATAAAAAGACGCGCCCTATTATTTAAAAGTCATTTTTGTAACAGCTGGAAGACTGCGGAAAAATTCCCGGCGGTCGTAATCATCTTTAATATTAAATTGTCTGTCGCTTGTGGGGATGATCTCGCCCCCGATAAGCTCCATACAGGAGAGTTGTAAACAGTCTTCTTTTTTCGTTGATCTGTGCAGTGCGTACCGCATTACAGACTTTTTACCGTCACGGCGCTTTATCGGGGACATATCCCAATAAGCTAATTTAATAACGCCACCAGCAACAGCCTTGAAGATTTCCATTGCTTCCTTTTCAGCTTTTCTGTTGATTGTATCAACTGTGGAGAAATCGCCGCTTTTTATGGCGGCGATTGTCTGCGCTTGCGTGGCTTTCTTGATTGTTACCATTTTAAAGCCCTCCATAAGTTTTATTTTTCTTATAACACTTGTTCCAAAACTCAACGACTTTTTCCGCTTCTTTTTTCGTGCTGCAAATATTTGCGGAAGTAATGCCGGGGACTTGCAAGGAAAATAATAAATTATCAGAGCTTGAGACCCGAAGAACAGAAGCAAAGTTTTTATTGTTTGTGCGTGTTGAAATTGCTATGTAATGGTATTTCATGTATTAACCCTCCAATATTTAGAAAAAACAGGCGGGAAAGCCCCGCCCGAAATTGATTTATTTAGTTCAAGCAAGCATTTATTTTTTCTTCCAGGTGCGGAAACGCTTCACAAATTTCCTGCACACTGTCGGCGTAATAATCACCGACAATTTTATCAAAAATTGTAATATTTCCAGAGTAAAAACATCCGAGATCATTAAACCAGATATCAAGCCCGGTTGCCTGCTCCTTTTTGTCATTGTACCACATGTCAATTTTCATCATGTTTTTTTATCCTCCTTGAATTTTTGTTAAAAGGCCGCCGGGGAAATGCTCCCCGGTACGCTTGCCGGCCTAATTAAAATTGATTTCAAATGGCTTTATAGTTCCGTTTCTCAATTCTTCAAGCGCGATTTTATTTACTTCATTTGTAAAATAATCTACCTCGTAAGAATCAATAATCTTGTTCTGCAATGACGTTTTTTCATAAAAATCTAAAGTATCATCCTCCCAGTACCACACAAAATAAGTATGCAAAATATAATTCTTATCATCATAGACACGCTTACAACGTCTTTTGCTTCCGTTCATTAAAAAAATATCTTCCGGCGCTTCTAAAGCGTCATACTCTGTATTAGAAACGTGGTGCATTACTTCTTTATATGTCCAGATAACCGCACCGCCCCATGTATTTTTTTCGGTCACAACTGCTCTTTTAGTTCTCAACCATGCTTGCATATCTTCTTTAGTTCTCCATGCATAGCTACTCATTCCAGCTTTAGAAGCAAAATATTGATAATCTCCGTTATTTTCTGCTTTTCTATATGACAAATGATATTTATCATGTGTTTTTGTGGAAAACATTTCTTCATTGTCATTACATTCCCACAAATTAACAGTTGCAGTAAAATAAATTCCACCATTTGCACAAGCCCCAGCATTTCCCCAAGTCCAAAAAGTATTGCTTGACGTGCCTTTATATGTAAATTCAGACTTATTATGATGGCTAAACGCACCACCCGAAGCACTTCCGCACAACTCGTTATCGTAAATACTTAAATGTATTCCAGCATTTTCACAAAGCTCTATGTTTTCTCCTATTTTCTTTGTTGCTGTTGCTTTTGGAAAATACTCACCATATTCATTTGTATACTCTACTACGTCATATTTTTGAATGGCTTTTACTGAGCGCGTTTCTTCAATCATTTCAATAATGCAGTTTACTTTTTTTACGTCTGACTCTTCAAGTCCGTAATAGCTATCGAAAAGCTCATTCTCTTTCTTTAATGTTTCAAGTGTGTATTTTTTCATTGTTTTTTTACCTTCGCCCCTGTTATAATGGGGTTGCCTTTCTTTTTTTTAGTTTGGTGCCCGGTTTGGTTTGGAAGATCGCCGGGCTTTTTTATTTTCTGGGAACTAGAGTTTTTCAATTAATCAGTCCGTTTTCCTATGTCCTCATTGTATTGAGTGGTTTGGGCGGTTCCGGTTGTTTGTTTCTTGTGTTCCTTTGTTGATATTATAATATCATAATTAAGCACTAATGTATATTGACATAATAAACAAATTAAGCACTAATGAACATTGCGAAATTATGCAATTTGATTAAGCACTAAAAATATTGACAATTAAGCACACGCATATTATAATGAAGAAAAATAAAGGAGGGCTAAATATGGCAGAATTAACAACGGAAGAAAAAGCAATAAAGAATAGAGAAGCAGTAAAAAAATGTATGAAAAATAAGGATAGAATAAATGTAATCTTACCACAGGGAACACTTGAAAGAATTAACGCATATGGGTTAAAAACTAACGCTTTCGCAAGAGAATTAATTCTTGCAGAACTTGATAAAATGGATAAAATGAAAAAGTAAATTAAGCACAAAATAGCATTGACAATTAAGCACTAATAATATATACTGTAATCATAGAAAGGAAGTGGTTACAGTGAGCAAGTTAAATAATATTCCAAATAAAAATCAGTGTGGAGTATACACAATAATAAACCGAAGAACCGGAAAAAGATATATAGGATCTTCAACACAATTAAAAAAAACGTGCTGAATCTCACTCTTGCGAAATTAGAAGAGGAAAACACAATAACAAATTAATACAACAAGATATTCTAAAAAATGATGACTTTGATTTTAAAATTATGCAAATCATTGATGAATCAAGTTATTTGTATTATGATGAAATTAAAAATAAAATGTATCTAGAAGAATATCAGTTTATAAAATCTGGAATCCTAAACGGTGAAGATTTATATAATCTTGAAACAATAGCCGTGGTAAATGGAAGATTGGAAAGAATAAAGGAAGAACAGGAAAAACTCTCGAAAAGAAAGCAAGAAGTTTATAGCATGTTAAAATTGTCAAATGAAAATTTATTAAAGGAATATGCAAATAATAAAAATTTTTATGAATCTAGATTTTTGGAAAAAGAAATACTAAAAAGAATGAATTAGCCATAAAATAAAGCCCTAGGGAAAATTTCCCGGGGCTTTTAAAATGCTTATTTGTGGCGGCGTAACGACGTTTGAGGGGTTAACAGCCCCACCGCCGAAGCTGTTAAGATATTAATAGCACAGGTTTTTAATTTTTGTCAAGGAAAATATTTTTTATTTTTTGTCTTGACTTTTTGGAAAACTTACAGTAATGTTATTATCAACGACGGTCGCGGGAACTCATGGAGGGGTGGTTATTGTGAAATCGTTTGCACCTGAACAGAATAAAATAGCACCTAACAAGCCAGATCAGCCAGGCATTAAAGCCCGGTAATGGTCTGGTTTT